CCGGAATTCACTGAGACCGTTGATGATTCCCGTAATTACCGTATGATATTGCACACCCGACATCTGCAGAACCTGGGTGCCGGTGCGGATGCGGCCACAGTCGATCGTATCGAACGTATCACGGGCGACACCGAAGTTCACAACGGTCTGGAACGTGCAACCGGACTGGACGCATGCCATGAGGCGGTGTTGCCCGTCGAGGATGAAGCCGTTCTCGTCGAGCTTGATGGATTCGCTATTGAGCTTCCAGTTTCCGCGCTTCATTTCATTGGCATAGATGTCGATTGTGCGGGAACTGGCCTTGCGGTTAAGTATTCCGGCAGCACGAGTCTTTTCGAGAAGTTCCTTGGCGTAGCCGGGCGTAATGATTTTGACTTTGGATTTAAGTGTCATGGTTTAGTCCTTTTAGGTTTGTGTACGATAAATGTAGCAAGTTTTCAACATATTGCCAACCTGTTCCGAAAATTATACATTTCCCTTGGATTCCGGATTATCTTCCGGGTCATTATAGAACACCATGTAATTGGAATTGTAGCGTCCTACTACATGGACAATATTGACTTCGGCTGGCTTCAATCCCGCCTTGTTGAGGAACTTGTCGACATCAGCGACACCCTTGCACTGTACATGCTTTACCATTTTAAACCTCGCTTAGTAGATATATGCCGTATATGCCTCTTCTCCGGGAATGCATTTCTGTAAGGAAAAGTTTCCCGCACCGAACCGTTTCAACCCGGCATCATATGCGGTTCCCAGGTCGTCGAATGCCTCGACAACTTCAGCACCATGCATCAGAAGTTGCTTGCCGTTATATTTCGCGACAAGTTCTTCCTGGTGCTCGATGAAGAAATCGAGCGCAACCTTATGGATATCAAGATTTTCTTGCATCTCGCTCCCCTCAATCCAGAACGTGCAGTTCCTTCGCTGCACGGGTAAACGCGGTATATTTCAACTTGTTGCGCAGGATGATGTCCTGGCAGACGTTCATGTCGCGCTCGACCACGAATGCATTCTGCACCGTGGTACCCTGTGCCTTGTATACCGTCATGGCATAGATGTACCCGACATAGAGGAAGTGGTTCTTCAACTTGTTGTATGGTTCCCAGGCTTCCTTCTTGGTGTACTTGTGGCGCCCCATCTGCCCTATTTCATTTGCCCGAGCACGGCATTCGGCGGCAATGTCGGATTTCAGCTTGTCCAGCTTCTCCTTCTCGGATGGCTTGACGACATATGCGGTACACTGCTTCCGGTGTCCCTTGAGTGCCCTGAAGTTCACTACTGTCAGCTTGTAGCACCCGATATGGTATTCCGGGTCCCCATCCGGCATATCGATCACGTTTAGCACCTTGATACGCTCTTCCATGCTATACACGGATTCCTCGTTATAATAGGTGCGTGAGCCACGCTTGGTCTTCTCCATTCGACGGTATCCTCTGGCTACGCGCAATTCCTCGCCTTCAACGTAATCCGCCTCGACACCAGGATATACCTGCCTACGGATGACCTTGTTGAGTGCATCGACGGATATGTTACGGTAGGCGATTGCCAGGGCGTAGTCACTGTCCTCCTTGTACTCGTCGGACGTAAAATACTCATACACCTTGGACATGAACGCATTGCGCTCGTCGTAAAAGTAGATACCGCCGGATTCACCGACCTCTGTCACATGGTCGAAGTGGTCACCCGGCTCGGTAATATGCTGTCGCATTGCGGTGACAGTACGCATTATGGGGTTGTCCAGCGCGGTACGCATCACCTTGTTCAACATGAACCCGTATTTCAGGTTGAAAACGGGGGACTGCAGTAAGCCACGGTTGCTGTCCTCGACAGCGGGAATCTGGCACGGGTCACCCACATAGATAATCTTGATATAGCTGAATTCGACACAGTCGCCCTCGATGCAGCGCAATAGCTCGGTACCGGTCATGGAGGCTTCGTCAATGATAATCACGTCATAATCACCCAGATGGGACTCCCCATCCCGTTCCAGGTATGGCTCCCTATCATCCAGATCCACGAGTTTCAGGCCACAAAGGGAGAAAATCGTGCGGTCGAACTGACGGTTGGTGCGCTTCGCGATTACTTCCACGGCCTTGTTGGTCGGTGCAGTACACACATAGGACACGGTTTTCTTGTCGAGCTCGTCCAGCAGCACGTTGACCAGTGAGGTCTTACCGGTACCGGCGGGGCCACATAGCACCATCTGGCGGCATTCACTGTTGAGGAAGGACTCGATGTACTCCAGTGCAGCGGACTGGTCTTCGGTCAGGTCGTCCTTGGTAAGCAGCTTTTTCTTGTCGTCAGTCTTCTTCGGCTTTTCTTCCACATTCTCGGGTGTATTTTCGCCATCATCGGGTGCGGCATACTCTGTCTGGCTCTCCGCCGGAGCTTCTTCCTCCGCAAAAATATCTTTCTTGGGCATCTCCTTGTCGGAAACGTCCTTTTTCTCTCGATTTTCCAGGTTAGCGTTCAATTCATTCAAAAGTTTGCTAAGATCCATGCCAGAAATATAGCAAAAAATACCATTTTTGCAACAAAAAATGATAAACTATCGGTGAGGTACAATCATGAATTTGCCAGAACGCCTAAATTCCCTTGCCAGCGTAGCCACCGGGGCTTCACGCGTCATGTTCGAATCGGCAACAGCCGCCTATCACGCAATTTTCGAAGGTGAAGAGGAAGAACTTGCCGAACTTTCCGATCTCGGAAATGAAATCGGCGACAGTCTCGATGCCGGGGAAGGTAAAGGCAATGGTGAAGACGCCCCCGCCGGTGATGAAGGCGGCGAAACTATCCCCGTCAAAAGTGGTGAAGGCGATGAAACTGCCCCCGTCGAAGGCGGTGAAGAGGCCCCTGCAGAGGAAAATTCGGCACCTGCGACCGAAGAACCGGCACCCGAACAGCAGCCGGAAGATATCAATGCCCAGTCGCAACCGGCATCTGTCAGCGCAGACGCGCTGATCAAAGAACTTACTGACCTCAAATACCCGGAAAAGATCCGTGTCGTTGCCCAGCAGATGAAGCAGAGTGCCAAGGGGAAAGCACCTACGGCAAACGACATGATCAAGCCGGTCGCCCAGGCGATTGCCAAGTACATGGCGAAGAAGGGATATGCCGCGATGCAGAAGGATGAGGCCATCCGGGTTGTCAAGACCGTCATCATGGCGGCAACCGACATTAAAAAGCCGACGGTCGAAACTGAAAATGCTGCCGATTAGGCAGCATTTTTTTTAACAGTAGTATTCTGCATAGAATTCTGTTTCGAGTTCCTTCGGGGGCAACCGCTTTTCCCAGTCCACGATTGCATCTTTCAGCTTCCGGTATTCCGACAGGTAGCGGTCCCTGCGGTCATAATCCTTCGGTGTCGGGTTCGGAATACGGCCAAGGTCAATATTGTCTTCCAGGTCACAGACCTTAACCCTGGCGGCAAGGTAGTTCTTGGCGACCGCCTCGATGTATTCTTCTCTCGGGGTAGTCTTGCCCCTGGTCAGAACATTGACAACCTTCCACACAACATCCGGGAAAAACATCTTCAAGTCAGACGTAGTGAAGCCTCCGTCCTCGATGGTATCATGAAGGTATGCGATAGCGGTGAGATGGTCGTCATCATAAGCATCCGCCACCCTGGCAGCTACCCTTTCCGGGTGCTCGAAATATGGTTTCCCGCCCTTGTCCTTCTGCCCATCATGTGCAAAGAACGCAAAAATCCTTGCCCTTTCCACCATTTCCACTTTTTGGGGCATTCCTCGTAAAAATTCCTTGATTTCGTCACGAGATCGCATTGGCATTCATCTCCGGTTTAAATTACTGGATGTGGCATCATATTTTACTATCGAAAAACTATTCTTTTTCGATTAAAAAATAATAATTTTAAAGAAAAAACGGATAAAAATATGACGAAAGAAGAACTTATCTCCGGAATCCAGGGAAAACTCACCGAAGCATTGTCGTTCGTAGTCGAATCTACCCCAAATATCAAGTTCAGCGAACCGGTTCCCGGATGCAAGTCCGCCGACACGGAATATTTCAAGGTATCGGGAGAATATGCTGTCGGCGAAGTGTTCGGCAAGATTGAACTTACCATATCCGTCTCGCCACATGGAGCGCGTCCAGTGAACATGAAGATGTCATTTGGCAACGAGGCACCGACCCCGGTGTCGGTATCCAGTCCGAATGACCTTTTTGAGTCAATCAAGAACAAGCACAGGCTGTTTGTCGAACGTTCATACAACAAAAGCAGCGCCTTCACGTTAAATGACGCACTGCATGAGCTCGAAGAACTTCCATGTTCGCCGGAAGTACATACGCGGATCATGGAAATTATCCAGAAATTACGCTAGAACGCAATTTCCGTATATCATCCCGACCAAGGATCCGCTGGTTCCTGGAACCACGGAACTTAAGGGTTAAGTCGCGCTGTTCGAGTATGAACGGCCCGTCCACCAGGACATCGACTGAATCCAGGATACGGTCGGTGACCACCGGGACGTGCTTCCGCTGACCCGGGAGCAGGTCGCGCTCCAGGACATACCCGGTGAACATCCATATGGTCTTCCCCGGCAGCTCCCGGCGGAACCGGTCGATAAGCCTGAGCAGAACCAGCTGGTTCTCTTGCTCGAACGGTTCGCCCCCGAGAAGGGTGCAACCCGCGATGTACGGAGGCCTGCACGCCTCGATTACTTCGTTCTCCTCAATCTCGGTGAATGGCTGCCCGTAGGAGAAATCCCAGGTGGCCTCGTTGAAGCATCCCTTGCAGTGGTTGCGGCAGCCGGAGACGAACAGGGTCACCCGGCAGCCCTCGCCATCCACGATGGACATAGGGTCAATCTTTGCGTAGTTCATCAGATATTATGCCTATCTTCGACTTCAGCAAGCTTGCCGTCGCACATAGTGGTGGTATAAGAGCGCTTAGGCGAGCCGCTAAGGTAACCCGTAACGCGAAGCAGGCGTACGATACGTTCCTCTACCGAGTTACCGCACTTCGGGCAAACCTTGTCAATATCACCGTGATATTTGCAGACCATACACGTGTTCTGCTGGAATGTTATGGTGAAATACCCGAGGTCGCCATCATACATGGCATCGATACAGGCCTTCACTGCGGCCGGATTCTTGGACGGGTCGCCTTCTACCTTGTAATAGAAGATATGCCCCGCGTTGGTAATCTTATGGAACGGTGCCTCGGTAGCAATCTTGTTCTCGAGCGTAGTATCGAGAGAGAAGTCCATCATGTGGCTGTTCGTGTAGTAGCCCTTGCCGAAGATACGCATGATGTCCACGTCCTCGAGACCCTTGACGGGCTTGATGATGCGGCCTGCAGCATTTTCAACGGTAGTGATTGTGAACTTGTTCTTGTCGATATTGGCGAACCTACCGGCGACAGCTTCGGCCGGAGTGGCGAAGCAGCTCCAGTTGAGATGCGTTTCCTTCTGGGTCTTGTCACAGAAATCGCGAATGCGCTTCACGACGCTCAGTGCAAAATCGTCCACATCATGGTCAATGCCGAACGTCTTTCCCGTGATGAGGGTGACAACTTCGGCGATACCGATGTATCCGATGGAGAGCGTGGATTGCTTGAGGACTTCCGCCACAGAATCGTGCACATTATGCGGCTCGTCATCAGAGGTCAAATACAACCCTTCCTGCATGGTAAACGGGAAATTCTCGTATGTCTTGGTACGGCAAATGAAATTGAACCTGTCGAGCAGACTTCCCTTTGCATCTTCCAGCATAGAATCAAGCTTTGCAAAGAACAGTTCTTTCCTCGATTCGGTATCCTTGGCCTCTATGTGCGCCTCGATAGCCATGCGGACCAGGTTCAGCGTATGGAAGGCAAAGTTTCCTCTCGCGGTAGTCTGTTCCGGCCCGTTAACGTTGCCTATCACCCTGGTACGACATCCCATTGTGGAAATGGTAGAATTCGGTATCAGCTTGCGCAACTTAATCTTTCCGTCCTTTGCCGAAACGACTTCCCAGTAATCACCCGGAGCAACGGCATACTCGTAGCTGCTACCGGTGGGCCATTCGTAGTCGGTTGCCTCGAATTCGACGGTCTTGTTCTTCCCGCGTATTTTGAACGTCGGAGAAACATCATCAACTTCCTTATACTCGTAGCGTACATACGGCAAGTTGAAGGACGAGTCGACCCTGACAAAATTCGGGTAGAACCTGCGGGACAAGCATTCGATTGCCTGCAGGTACAGGTCATAGTTCGGGTCGCCTTCGTTCTTGGTATATCCCTTCATGAGCTTGAAGATGAGAATAGGGAAAATCGGCGTGAGCCCGTCACCCATGCCCTCGTACTGGGCACGCATGAGGTTCTTGCTGACCATGCGTCCGCAATTGCTTATATCAAGGCCAAAATTCAGCGAGCTGAACGGTACCTGGTTGCCGGAACGGCTCTGCAAGGAATTCAAGTTATGTACCAATGCCTCCATGGCCTGGTGGGTCTGGTTGTCTGTAACGGATATGGCGTTTTCCACCAAAGATTTCCCGAACCGTTCTTCCAGTTCGGGCTGCGGCATGTTCATGGAAACATCATTCAGTTTCTTGACAATTCCCTTAATCACTTCCGGGTCGCCCGGGCATCCAGCATACGCCTCATATCCCTTCTGTCCAGAATATTCAGCATAACGGTTCAATTCGATAGCCAGGTTCGTCCGGAAGGACATGTCGACGAACGGGGCAAGGTCAAAATCAAAATTGTCGCATGCGATGCCGCCATACTGCTGGTTTGACTGCAGTTGCAGGATGACTGCCGTCAACGAGGCCGCACTCTGTATGGACTTGGCCGCCCGTATATACCCGGTGCCCGAATCGAACCCCCTAGTAAGCAACTTGTTCACTGGAGCGAACAGGCAGTTGAACGTAAGGTTGTAAAAATTGAGATCGTGGATATGGATTCGCCCTTCCTTGTGTTCCTGTGCATATTTACGGGAAATATTGTTGAGCAAGTTGAACATCTTGTTGGTCTCGGAGGCAATCTTGCCGTAGGTGCCGGCCGGTGTAGCCCCCGCCTCGTTTGCATTGTCCCTGAGAATATTACAACTCTTCAATTCGCTCTCGGTGATTTCCTTGATTGTCTTCACGATTTCGGACTTGGTCGTCCTGACACGAGTACGTTCTTCACGGTACAGTATGTACGCCTTTGCAGCCTCGCCCCACTTTTCCATCAGAGACTTCTCAACCAAGTCACTAATAGTTTCCACGTTTACCGAAACCTTCCCCACGTTCCTGATCCGGTCAATAACTTCGTCCACTATGGAATCAAGTTCATCTTCAGTAAATTCAGTCTTTGTCTCGACAAGTGCGTTCTTGATTGCCAGTTCGATCTTGGAAGGGTTGAATTTCCGTCGTCTTCCGTCTCTCTTGATTACGTTCTTGATAATCGTATTGACCTGAGAGTCTTGAGAATCGTTCGAATTGTTCATATATTTTCCTTATTTTTTACTTACAAACAGGGACCGCCGATCGCGATTTCCAAATTTGGTAGCTGATGTTTATATGTCCGCCTGTGTCGGTTTCCAGTGCACAAAAGTACACCATATCGTGCCCATGTGTCCATCGGTCCACAAGATATGGGACTTTTGACACTTCCTGGCACTTTTGTAAAACGTTTTTTACAAGTCCCTTTCCCCCAATGCAGACAGGAACTGTTCCACCGTAGCCGGCTCGAAGTCGTTGGATACATTCCTCGTTATCAATCCGGCACCCCTGGATGCCGCTTTCACAGCAAGCGCATGCAGAAAACCGCGCTTCCCGGAGCCACAGTGCACTATCTGCCCTGCGGTAAGGTATAACGCGGTAATCATGGGATATGACTGGCGTTTCTTCCACGAGACCTTCTCAAATGACGACATTGTCTCCCCATAAACTAGTCCAGATATGAGCTGTTCAATCTTGAACGAACCCCTATCATAGAGGGCAACCGTGATTGAAAGGGTGGTGTTCAGTCCTTCGAGGACGTGGTTCACAAATTCCAGCGTCTCGGGTCCGGAGCACATACCGGCAATTAGGATATTATTGTCCGGGTGAATCGGATGATCAGGGAAATCGGGTAGCGGGAAACTACTGACTTCAACGGCCCCGTCGGGTGCCCCGTCGATCTTTCCGATTGTCACCACGCGGGTAGCCTTGTCTACCTGTCTCGCGTATCTTTCATCCCAATCATGGAGGACCAGTATATGGGGTCTAGCCTCGATCCCGTCCGGGCCGATTACTCTCCCGTCACCACATTGCACGACTATCGGATCGCGGCATTCCGGGTTTACCCAGCAGGAACGGTGATCATATATTGCACACATCCTAGCCAACACATTGAATTTACTATACCAGTCCGGTACAATCAAATCACGACTGAACTGCATTTGCCTTAACCTCGTACTTCCTTCTCAGCCCCATAATTTCATCCAACTGAACTGTTGATAAATCAGGGAGCTTCAGCAGGATATCGTCAATAAAGGTCACGCAATATTCGGGAGAATCCTCTTCCTCGATTGCATCCATTACCTTGGTGAAAGTCATCTCTCCAGTACGGTCCACGTCATAAATAGTAGTATCCATGTGTAGGCCCGCATGTGGCGTACATTGCCACTCAAGGCTGACTTCCAGTCGGCCCATATCAGTGTACTTCTCCACAAGCTGAGACAACTTTACCTTTCCGGCGATATAATTGTGCAAATCCGAGTCACTCATGCGTCGGATGCAGGCCTGTCGTACGCGGTTAGCAAGATATAGAGGACTATTCTTCATGTAATCCTCGGTATTCACCACCGGATGAAACAGGTGATATGCGATGCAACCCGGTTCACGGCTGCGATGAATCGGGCCAACTATGCGACGGCACTTTGTAAGGAAAGCATCGTCCTCTGCACCCCAATCCACGAACTCCTCGTCATATCTACCGATACGTTCCCAGGTGTGCCTAGTAAACACGTTACATAGTCCCGTCTGCCTATCAATCGCAACCCCATGATCCTTGTGTCCGGGAAGCAACGGCTTTCCTCCAACCAATAGACGCGTATCGGTTTCCTTCAAGTACATCGCTTCCGAATACGGGAACACCAGTGAACCTTCGGCCCAGTGGTTCCTTATGTAGTCAACGACACTCTGGTCAAGAAACACGTCGCCGTCCACCATCACGATGATGTCGGCATCCTTTTCCGATTCAATTGCCGCATTCAATAATGCCGTTTTGCGGAACCCGCCGTCGATGCTTACGCCTATATGGCGCACCCTGCACGGATCCATCTGGAGACTGTCAAACCATCCGCTCATGTTCTGCTCGGCTACACAGAATGTGGCCTCCGGAAATATTTTCATGTTGTTTGCAAGGGTTGCGGTCAGGTTCCTTCGCCTGTACCGGTTACCCCTGTCACAAAATGCCGTAATTACAAGAAACTTCATGCAACAAATATAGCAAAAAATGAACTTCCCATAGCAAAAAAATCAACTAAAATGTACGAAAAACGTAGTTTAATGGTGAGACAGAAAACCGCATTAAAACATATAAACTTCATATCACCATGCCATTCAACGGGATACATAATTTAAGGGCAGCAAACGAGTCGGTGAAACTCGAAATGTGGCAGCTGCAAGAAATCGAGCGCTGCACCAAGGACCCCATTTACTTCATCCGGCACTACGTCTATATCAACACGAAGGACGAAGGTACCCAGCTGATGAAGACGTACCCGTTCCAGGACGAGGCAATCAGGCGTTTCCTCAAATACAGGTTCAATATCAACAGGTGGTCCCGACAGGTGGGTAAATCCACGATAGTCAGGGCCTTTATCCTTTGGTACGCGATGTTCCACGAGGACCAGCTGATCGCCATGCTGGCCAACAAGCTCATGCTTGCCAAGGAACAGTTGCAGCTCCTGCGCGAATCCTACCTGAACCTTCCATTCTGGCTACAACCTGGCGTGAAACTGTGGAACAAGATGTCCATCCAGTTCGCCAACGGGTGCCGCATCATCATCGCGGCGAGCTCTTCAGACGGCATCAGAGGATTCAGTCCGAACCTCCTGTACCTGGACGAATTCGCGTTCCTCCGCCCGGGCATGGCCGACGAGTTCATGGCATCAGTGTTCCCGACGATCTCGTCAGGTAAGAAGACGCGAGTCATCATCACCAGCTGTGTCGTCAAAGATACCATGGTCTTTACTCCGGATGGCATTAAAACCGTTGGCGACTTCATTATCGATGACGGACGCACGTTGGGATATGAAGTACCCGAATATCAGGTTCTTGGTCGCTTCTGCATGAACCATGGACACATCATGCACAATGATGGTGACCCGAAAGAAACCAGGATCATCAGGACCCGGTATTCCGAAGTCGAAACGTCATTGATGCACAAATTCTGGAGTTGTCGCGACGGTGAATACAAGATACGCCGGGCACATGAGTTGCGGATTGGTGACTATGTCATGGTCAAATATGGCATGAACTGTTGGGGAAATGACAAAATTGATTACGATGATACAAAGGAACCGTTGAAATACCACCTGGGTAGGATAAGTGAGATAACTGAGGAATTAGCGTACCTATTTGGGTTATATATAGCAGAAGGAAATGCACAGAATACTAACCGCAGCAAATATGTAAATATTACTTGTGGGGACGATATATCTACTATTCTGAATCAATTGGGTCTTCACTATTTATGTTACAACAGCATTCATTATAGAATCAGTTCTAAATCACTGGTAATGTTATTTGAACACGTTGGGTTTGACCTTTCCCTGCATGCCATCAACAAAGTCATACCGCCCAGATTATTACATATGTCAAAGAAATGTGTGACTGCTATGTTACGCGGTATGTTCGATGGTGATGGCACAACCGATTTACGAAGAAAACGTATCGGGTACACCAGCACATCCAAGAAGCTTATTGATCAAATCAGGGTACTACTTGCTAATTTCGGAATACTGTCTACCGTTTCGGACCGCCACACAAAACCCACCAAAAAAGTGAAAGTAGTAAGCCATGTATGGAATATTGAAATTAACCAGCAGGCAATGGTGGGGAAATTCTTTGAAGAGATCGGATTCGGGTTCAATCGTAAGCAGATACGCAGCACTACTCAGAATGGTCGAAAGAACCGGCCAAGCAGGTATGACTATATTCCATACGCCGCATCTGAAATTCGACAGTTAAAGAAAGAAAAAATATTAACCAACAACGAGTTTAAACTGACTGGTGGCATATGTGACAAGAATGATGTCCACCTGAACAGAAAATTAGTCCTCGATATCAAGTCCAAGCTACCGGAAGAGGTATGGACAAAGTATGCTGTGTTCCGTAATGCCGAACCAGATTGCATATGGACCCAGATTACCAATATCGATACCGGGTATAATAAAGTCTACGACTTTTCGTTAGACGATGATAACTTTGACGGATATGGTGACGATGGTCAATGGGCACATTCAGTTGTTCACAATTTGTTAATTTGTGCACAAACTCCGGCCGGCATGAACCACTTCTACCGCATGTGGGAGGATGCAGTGGACGAGGCGACCGCCTCGGCGCATGACCTCCAGTCGAAATACGTGCGTTCCACTGTCCTATGGAACGAGGTGCCCGGGCGTGACGCCCAATGGGGCCTTGATGAACGTTCACGCATAGGCGAGGAACGTTTCCGCCAGGAATACGAGTGCGAATTTATCGGTTCTGCAGTCACCCTTATCGACTACCATACCTTGCAGCATCTGCACCCGGACAAGCCGATGGCCCACCCGAGAATACCGGACGACTACCAGCTCCGCGTCTACGGGCGCCCACTCAACCCGCAGCAGATGGAAATGGAAGAATCCGTCTACATCGCCGCACTCGATACCGGCTACGGCATGCGCCAGGACTATCATGTCCTCCAGATTCTCTATGCCAGGTCCAGCACCAAGCTAGAACAGGTGCTCACACTGTCCTCCAACAGTGTGACCGTGGAAGACTTCTGTGCGGTGTCCTTCGCTCTCCTAAGGAAGTACCACTTCCCGGCACTCACCATCGAGTATAACGGCGGATCCGGCGCCCTTGCGTACCAGACGATGACAGCCGTCATGCAGTATCCCAACATGGTCGACTACGACAGCTACTTCCGCGGAATGTACTCCACGACCACTACAAAGAACCAGGCTGTAATGCTGCTGAAGACATATATACAGAAGAACTACCTGGTCATTCATGACGAGAAGACCATCATGGAGCTCATGTCGTTCACCAGGCCGACCAAGAACACATGGGGTGCATCGGGTGGCAACCACGACGACCACGTCACCAGCCTGTTCTGGGCAGTATATCATGCCGCATCTACATACTTCCAGGGAAAATGGGAAGAAATAAGCTTTGACGATACCATCAGGGCCGTATTTGCACCGGCTGCCGAGCTTGCCGACATGCGCAACGCGGTCGAACATGTGCAGAATCAGCAGATTGCACAGGAACAGCGCGGCCTGATGGAACTGGCCGGCAACCAGCGCATGATCCCGACCGCGCAACAGCCCACTGCCCAACCTGTTACGGCCATAGTTGGCCAGGCAATGCCACGGCAGTTGCAATATGGCCATCAGCAAGGATATCCACAGCAAAATCAGGGAAACATATATCGTCAAGTTCCAACCGGATACAACATGCAGCAACATCCGGCCTATCAGCATTCGCAATTCCAGGCAAACGGCTATCATCAACAGGTTCCACCGGATGAACTACTTACGCGTTGAAGATTCATTTTGCTATAAACTGGATACAAAGAGAGGTTTTTGAAATGAGCTTCCAGGATAAAATGAAACAGCTTGGCGAAACAAGCGGCGAACATGCAATTACCGAATCCATTATCGCTGCGTACAATGCGCTCATGGAAGGCGTGTTTGGACCGGACCTTCCAGACAGCAAGGTATATGTCAGTGCAGACGGCAGCCAGGTTCTTGGCCTTACCTGGGGAAACAACCCGGAGAACATCGAACCGGAAGGATACGATGATGACGATGTGGAAAACGAGGAGAACTACCTTGCACAGGGATATGACTGCTACACGCTCGGTGACATCTATGACGTCGACGATGGCTTCGACGTTTCCCTGTTGCCCTCTGACCCTCGTGACCTTGAAGACCTCGAAGGCAAGGGATTGACCCTCCAGGCCAACCTGGAACAGCGGCTCTACAAGTCGGATAGCATGCCTACCGAGGAAGATGCGCTGGGTGTCTACGTGAATCCGGATGAAGGCTGGAAGCAAGTTCCCCCCAGAATATAAACTGCAACCGAGTATAAAAGGATTTCCACGATGTTCGACGAACTTGACGATTTGCTTGCACTTACGAGGACCATCGAGTCCTCTCCAATCTCCCATCCAATGATGGAGGCCGAAGAGGACGTTGATGCTGTCTACGTCGACTACGGCGACAGTTCCACCCCGTTCGGTGCAGAGCCAACCGTCACCAAGGTTTCAGGGAAACCCATTGAAGCCCCTGCCCCTGGAGAATGTTCAGGAAATCCGACGTTCAAGGACAAGAAGAAAGGGCCGCTATTCGAGGACCCCGAGTCCGGCAAGGTGGATGAGCAATCAATTACCGGCGGGATAGAAAGCATCAAGCAAGGCGCCGAGCAGATGAAGGCTGCGGTCGAGCAGGATGTCCCCCCGCAGACGGAAGGCCTCGGAATCGGTAAACTCTCCCTCAACGAATCCATAGAACGCGGCATGGGTCGAGAATTCATGCGAATGTACATGCTGGAATGTTCCGGGCAGGTATGCCCCCAGCAGGACGGCTTCCGCCTGGGAGACGTAGTGCACTGCGGCAATACTCCGGCACTGTTTGTCGTCAAGAAGGCCGACGGGCAGATTGTTACCGCGGCCAAGCCGACTTCCAACCCGAACGAGCTGCTTACTGCATGCGATGGGGAGTGGCCCACTTTCACCTTCCGTGCAAGCGAAATCCAGCCGATGCTAAATGCCTCCATTGACGATGTACAGGATATAGTCGGTTTCAATGACCAGGCCATGCCGTTCGACGGCAGTACCATCGATGACAGCCCGATGAAGGTTGCACAGAACGATGCCCGCTGCAACATGGTCGAACGCATTGCAGACAATCTCGACGAAATTCTCGGCATGCCATACAACGACATCTGCAGCGGCAAGGATCCGAGCTGTAACGTGCTGAACCAGCCGACCGAGGTCGTGGTCATCAATCCAGATGGCTCCTACGGTTCTGTTCCACAGTACGGTGGCTACAAGGTATGCATAGGTGACTGATGGCCCTTCCTAGAATCATATATGATGCTACTTGTCCGGTGTGCACAAACTTCATGCACATGATTCGGTTCAAAGTAAAGAATAGGGCAGAATACTATCCGGCATCGGAAGGAGCAAGAGACTTCAAGTATGTCGATGTCAAGGGTATCGAGTATTCCGGTACATCCGCTGTCGACAAGATGGCTACCGATTTTCCCGAAATTGGTGACTACCTGTTCATCCTGCCGGAAAAATTCAGGAAGGCCGGCTTGAAGGCCGTCTACAAGGTAGCCGGCCCGGTTCGGAAGGTAATAGGGAAAGTGAAAAAAGGCTGCAACTGCGGCAAACATTAAAAAGGCGACCGGATGGTCGCCTTCCTGATATCCATCCATGGACAAGCCTATCCACCGAGTCCAATAGATATGCCCGTATCAGCACCGGCAATCTTCATCTCGATATGGAGAATACCGTCAGCAAGGTTAGCCTTAAACGACTTGGGCGAAGTGTCCACCGGATTCGGGAAATAGAACGGGAAGCTGAATTCCCCGAGGAGATGACGACCAACGCCGACCAGGGCCTGGTACGTGGGACGCTTGCCCTTATTTCCCTTGCCCTTGCCCTTGCCTCCCTTCGGACGGTACTTCTCGCACATCAATTCCCGGTGGCCGCTGACATAGAGGCTGCCGCCGGAGAAGTTCATCCTGAGGTCCTCACGCTTCACGCCCGGCAAGTCGACGTAGAGATGATAGGTGTCGTTCACCTGGATCATCTCGTAGTTCGGGAAGTTCGGGGCCATGGCGACCTGTTCACCCTCCACAAGCTTCACTTCATCGCCCTGCTGTGGAATAACCTGCTGGGGCATCTGCTGGTAACCGTATGGTTGCTGATAGACGGGCTGTTGATATACGGGCTGTTGGTACATAGGCTGCTGCTGGTACATAGGCTGCTGCTGGTAGACTGGTTGCTGGTAGACGGGCTGTTGTTGCTGGGGCTGTGCCTGTATTACGACGGTCTCCTGTTCCGGTGCCGGTGCCGGTGCTGAAGCCGTCTGTTGGGGCTGCGGCTGCTGTGGTGCCTGCTGGACTGGCTGTTGCTGAGGTTGCTGTACAGGCCTGCGGCGAGGCCGGTTCACTACCTGGCCAGGAACGAGATAGGTGGCGTTAATCTGGGCTATGCGCCTGCGGTCGGCACTCGCACTAGATGACGCATGCCCAACCATTCTGCCAGTATCTTTATCATACACCGCGTCTGACAGGTTCGGTTCGTCGCTGTATATCAGGGTAGGGCCATCATCGAAATTCTGATACATTGGTTTCTCCTCGGTTCCGGTTTCTACCGGCCCCGACTTCTTGAACAGGTTAAATATCTTGGACAGTATGCCCACATTCAATTATTCCACATAGTAGTCGCGAAGGACATTGAGGCGCTTGCTGTCCCTCAGCTTCTCTATAGCCTGGTTCTTGATCTTGCGAATCCGGTCCTTCGACATACCAGTATTCGCAGCCTCCTCCTCAAAACTACATCCTTCTCCGTCAAGACCGTACAGCGAACGCAGCAATCTGTTCTCCACGGGGCTCAGGACGCGTTCCATCTCGACTTCCAGACCGCTGCGCATGTCTTCCATGAGGGCGGCCTTCTCCGGGTTGGAATCCGTCGTCTTGTCCGGTATCACATCATGGAGCAGGAACGTAGAGCTTTCCCCGTCTTCACCCACCGGCATGTCCAGCGAATCTGGACCCAGGATTGCATTCACCGCCTCGTTGCCGTAGTTCATGTCGATTGGCAGTCCTTCGCGGATTGCCTGCAGTACACGCTTTCGCTGCCTTACAGGCACATGGACCAGGTCCTTTCCCTGCACCACCATGGACATGTGGCGTCGGACTTCCCAGATGGCAAAGGAGGCGAACTTGACTCCCGTACGATAGTCATACTTGTAGAACGACTCCATCAGACCCAGCTTTCCCTCCGTATAGAAGTCCACTATCGGCAGACCGGTCATATTGTGGTAGTCCATTGCGAACTTCAGTACAAACCTGAGGTTGGACTTGATTATTTTGAGCTTCGCGGCTTCCCTCACACCTTCGTCCTTGCTTGTATGGTAGGCGGAAAAACAGGCGTTCTCGGCACGGTGCCCTATTATTTCATAACCGGCAACCTCCGCAATCAGCTCCTTTATACCCGGTTCAGATGATATTACAGGCAAAAAATACCCCTCTTATTCACTGCTAACATGAATATAACAACTTATCAACAATTTGTCAACAGCTTATGCAATGTTATTTTTTATTTACAAATGGCGGCAGAACGAAATGCGCATCATACATCCCATACATATTCGTAACCGCTTTCCAGGAGATACAATCCGTCACAGAACTGATTTTGATTGCTGATGGTCAGCATCGGAGCGGTTATTCCCCGCAAATCAGACGGACTGACCCCGCCGATATAGTCGTAGACGTTAATATTAGGGGACTTGGCAAACAGATATGCATACCGGGTACCGTTGATTGTAAAACTATGTGAACGGACCAGCTTGTACTGGAAACCAATGAAGAGTTTTGGATCAGCCATCGTCCCTGTGCCCCAGGTGCCCGGAACAATTGGGACACCCCCACTCCATAAGCAGAAACCGCAGTTGACATCATCCAGGCTAACCGAAGTGTCAAAGTTCCTCATCAAAAATATCATATAGGATCTCGCATACAACCTGGCAGACTTCGCGCCAATCCCCGATTTCAGTGTATACGTTCTGTTGCAGAAGTCAGCATCATGTGCCGCCGATACATACGGTCCCCACTCTACAGCAGGAAATTCGCTTTCCCAGTCATAGTTTAGTTTATCTGCCTTATAAGTGCCATGTCCGCTATTCCGTCGACGGCTGTCATAGTCGCACGAATAAATAGGATAGAACTGCACCAGATTGGTAGTACTCATTCTATCAGGAAAAGCGGCATACACGCCTATGAGCGGTAAACTGTAAATGCTCCACAAAGTCCCGATGGTATTACGACCGGCATCATAATATAGATCATGTGACCCGCATATTGCATTGGCACCATCGCACCTGGCACCGTTCAGGTGCATACCGGCAACACCTAGATTAACCGATGACCCCGAATAACTTCGGGCTATACCAGAATATGCAGAACATATCCCCTTGCCATCATACGTTCCCCATTCCACATCAAATGATGTTTTTCCTATCGGGATGATTTGTTCCTGATTGTCAAATATCATAAGATTCCCTATACGAAAACGAAGTAGTCGCCACTTGACGGAATAGAACCGTCCGTTGACTTCACTATCGTTACGGAACCAGCGTCCGAATCCGATACGGTGCCGTTGTTGCATGTCTTATACCGAACCCGTCCCGAGCTACCGACTATGTTGGTGTTTAGTAGGTTGTTGGTAACATCTAATGACAGTTGTGTACAATAGCCAACCGGATTATACGACCCCTCAGTAATGGTTCCGTGCCCAGCCAGGAGCACCATATATTGGCCGGAACTCTTTTTAGCATACTGCACATTGGCCGCATTAGTTGCCGTAGCGGCATTGCCAGAAATGCTTGCTGATATTGTCCCATCACTCGCATTATATTTCAAGTCACTGTTGTACGAAACTGTATACGCGGAGCCGGAGTTAGGCGATGCCGGGGAGGACAGTAATATGCATCGGTTGTTCGAAGATACGTTACTGTACTTCACATTATATATATTTTCTTCGCATTCACGGGGTATACCGTCAGAATCGAAATATACGGGCGTAGATACATTCCCTACCTCTCTTGCAGTTCCATCACTGTGACACAATGCCTCCGCATACTTTGCTTGGCCATCCAAATTAGCATATATGGTATTCGTTGATGGCTTATAGGTTAGCCATTTTGAGTTCTTATTTTCATCGCGATTCGTTGCATATTTTACAGCTGTTTCAACGGAAGTAATTCCACCATATGGGTGATTAGACAATAGTATTTTCATGACTGAGCCAGACTGGTCATCTACCGTATCCATGGAAACGCTGGTATTATTATTGGTACACGGCTGAATTACACCGGACGGGTCAACATAAACTGGCTTGTCAGCACTTCCGATTTGCGAGTAACTAGATGATGTACCTATTTTTTCAGCATACCCCGCATTCGTTGCCGTATTGGAACTGGTTGCATTTACATCAAGTGTACTGCTGCTCAGCCACGTCAACTTATAGTCAGACAGATACCATGATTTGGTGGTCATGGTTGCGGAACTAGAAGTACCATCTAGCACACATAGATCGATAATGCCCGTGTCCCCCCTGTCCCGGACGGTAAACAATTCCTGATATGTGCGGTCGGTATCGTATCTCGACAGATGAAATACTTTCTGGCGTTTCTTCATACTACTAACATCGGTAGGCATCAGCAGGTATGTTGGCCTGGCAGATTGATATGCTTTTCGGGTCCATTCGATAAGATCGGTCACACGATCCGTCCCGGATGGAGTCTTATACGGATTATAGGTTGCCGTATTGCCAATGTTTATTAGTGCATCTCCAAAAGGGGTAAAATTATCCAATAAAGAAATATTGTCAATCGATTCATTACCATTTGTTATTTCACCTGAATATCCATCTTCAATCGAATACCGGATATACCAGTTGGCTGCGCTCGGACATTTTATCCAGACTTCGTATGTCCGGGTATCCTGGCTAGTAGTGGTCAGCGGACGAGCACCAAGCGTGTTCCCATATATAGCGTCATACCACCAATACGGAGGCTCATAAGTCGGATGCGGATTTTCACCCACGCTGGTACACCACCCTTTGCACGTTGGCTGTGCACTGGAAAAATAGAGCATACAACTGGCGTCGATGGATACCGCCTGTACACCCGGTATACTACGCGAGATTATGACATGAAAATTTACATGAGTGTCCTTCTTGATCTTTATCGTGAATAGTTTTATTATGCTCTTAGTGGTATCGCCCGGTGCTTGGACGAAATCGGAGACCTGGGACTTGGTGATTGAAATGTTCTGGAACGTAGCCGAAACCTTTCCGTCAGTCTCGGTAAGAGAGGCCAGGGTCTTCCCTGCTCCGAAGCCGGTTATTGCGCCGGTCCCAGATGCTGGCACGTAAAGATCGCTGATTGCGTCGGCTATGTCGGTAGACTTGGCGAAGCTCTCGAAAGTACCCTTCTGCGTAAGCGCTTTCGTAGTAGTAGTGCCGTCGAACATGGCCGCGGCCCTGGCGACCTTCCCGCCATTGGTAGCGTCGGTCACCACGAGCTTGTCCCCGGACGCTATGGTTACATCGTCCGTCTGGAGGACGCCAGTGCTCTTGATGTTGCCGTGGTCATGGACCTCCGCTGCCTTTGCCGTGTAAATTATGGCCTGACTCAAATGTGACCGATCAAGAAACGTGCACGATTCGAATTTGTCGTTCTTTGCATCATATCCATAGAAGCATAGTTCATCCGATTTCCTATAGGAGAGATACATGCAATGGTCGGTCGCTTCAGTAGTACCAGTAGGAACCGCGTATTTCAGTATGACCAGTGTACCTGCTGTACACCGCGATTTCATGGTATCGTAATCGTTTACAGCAATCGTTAAAGTTGGTTTTCCATCTGGTGTGGTATATTGAGCAGTAAACAGCTTTACACCCGCATCACCGACGGAAAGCAGTTGATATCGTGTACCGTCATACATGAAAGTGGCCGTATTGCCGGCAAGGATGATACCCGACCCAATTTTCTCGCCATTGTTATAGATATCCTTGGCACCCTTGCTGCTAATGTTCAATGTCGAGTTTGCCTGAACGTCCTTGTCGAACTTGATTGCAACTATGCCTCCAGTCACCAGTTCATAGTTGGCAATAGTTACAGTTTTTTGTTGCCCATCATCGTCACACGTACCATATCCCCTACCTGGATTTAATTTATGTGTTCTACTCCCGGTACCAGTGATGTGGCCTTGTGCATCATATTTTATCCAAGGGATATCAAATGTAGCACTGCCGTCAACTATACTCTCCGTGGCAGAATCTGCATTAGTCTTTGCAGTAACCGAATTGGTATGACTGAAAGCAACCGTGTCAGCGTGCCCATTGTCCGACACTTCAGCCTCTAGTCCACTGCCGCCAACAAAGTTCAAAGTATCAATAGGACGGTCGGCATACTTGGTATTGGTCCCGTCCGTAATGATTCCAAATGCATTCTGGTCGGAAATCAAGAAGTACTTACCGGTTTCATCACTCCAACGATAGCTTCTTCCTTGATCGGGGTCAGTAAGATCGACATAAGTACTGGATTCGGTCGGCGTGATAAGCTCAGTATGTGCAGGATCGGAATAGAATGCCTCGTTGTAATAATATCCATTTACGACGGAACCAATAAACGAAGGAAGATATTCAACCGGAACAAGTCCATTTGTCCCAAGCGGCGCAATTCCCTGGTCAATGACATGCCCTTCACCATCCTTGGTCGTAGCTTGCCCAATGACTTCATACAGGCCGACGTTCTTTCTGGCCATCCGACGTTCTTCGGCGGTTGTCCGCAATGCAGCATCGCCACTGGTCTGATCTACGTTATAAAGAACCTTGTTCACCTTTGCCATAAACTCTGCCTTCCGACCGCTTGGTCAAAACATATCATAACACAGTTTATAACAAAAACGGTGAATTGCTATCATTATTGCCTTATTTTGCAGTACACCCGAACTTCCTCTTCATGTGTTCAGTTACGAAGGAAATCTCGTAGTCGGCTGTAACCACTTTACCGTTGAGCATGGCGAATATCAGCGTACCGGTCCGGTTGCGGTATACTTCGCACGTACGCCTGTCCTGTGAGCATTTTACCGTTATGACAAAGTCCGAATACATATTGCCCGGACCGGGCTTCAGCATCATCCCGGCATCGGTGACATGGCGGCATGATGACTTCATCATGCCCAGCAGAATTCCCATGAATTCAGCCTGTTCCGCGGTCAAGATCAATGACCCGCGTATGTCCTTTGCCTGTGATGCCATTATACCCCGTTGCTGGGAACCCTTTCCTTGGCCGGGGAGACCCATAGCTCCATTTCGTTTCCGGTGCCGTCTATCGTCATGCATCCGACCTTCATGTATCCGCTTTCCTGTACATTCTTCACTGTCGGCGCATCGGTAGGATCGACCACAATAAAACACGGCACCGCGTTTGTGTGCAGTTGCAGGAACAGCTCCTTCGCCACGCCGGTACCGCGGTAATCCTCGTCGATGGAGAAGAAGGATTGCTGCAAGCGCCCGTCCAGGTCATACCCGGTCTTCATGGAGTAGAATGTAATGGGGACGTAACCGTGATAGTCCTCGGTAGATGGATCGACTACATTGGTCACCGCCACTGGCGCATCGTCGCACGTGATGTATATCACCAGGATGCTGTTCATCAACTGGTCAACTGCCCTCGGCGTGGCCATAGGTTCGCGACCCATCGCCTGTTGCGCGGCAATCACGTTTCTGGAGTCATGCGCAGTCTCGACCAGTTCGCCCAGTACGGACAGTGTATTCCGGTCAATGTCGCTGGGACTCTTGGCGAACGCCTTGTAGTGTGCAGAATCGATGCTACCGGCAGGCGCCTCCACGTAGACGGACGACATCTCGCAGATTGGACGCATTGTTTCTAGTGATTCGAACATGTCCATAGTCAGTATACCCAGCTGTTTGTTTCCTCGTCAAAATGTGCCTTCACCGGCTCGACCTTAGCGGCCATGTTCCTCCGGCGGATGCTGTCCTCGTCCTCCTCGGTACAACAGGGCGGGATGCCGTATACCTCGTTGTACTGGTTCACCGAACGCTCGAACATGCGGGCAAGGCCTTCGCCAGTAGAACCGTCGTCGGGGGTGGACTGCTGCAATGCCTTCTTGATCGCGATTGCTTCCTTCCATGCGTCGGTATCACGGAAATTGTCCGCCCTTTCCCCTTCCCGGTGTATGCGTTCGGATACCCTGTCAGCCAACTGGCGCACGGTTTCCGCATTGACCCCGTTGCCGTCGATGCCGCGCATGTAACCCTGCATGCCGTCCATGTTGGACTTGACGGACGGGCCATTGCCGGCACACGCCGTAAGCATGCATGCCGCGGCAAGCAGGAGTCCCTTCACGGTATTTCCGACACCCTCGTTGAGAATGTAGCCGGAATAGCCGTCGATAAGGGCATCACGGACCATAGGGGTATCGGTCCCTATGCTTTCAAGGAACGTGATGTAATTCAGGTATTGCTCTACGGTACCCATGAAAAACTCCGGTAAGATGTCTTTACCGGAGTTTATACGTTTTAATCCTTCCCTACGAACTCGCCCAGCTGTTTTCGACATTTCTTCTGGTCGAACTTCTCGTCCATGAGTGCCGGACAGATATGCTTTATACAATCGACTATCTTAGGAAGAGTACTGGCCACCTGTCCGTCCCATTCCTTGTACATGGTTTCCGGGACGCCCTTCATGTCCGACACCGACATCCCGTGCCAGCTCACCTGGAGCTCGCCGGGCAACTCGACGTAGAATATGTACTCGGCCTGCCCCTCCTCGTCCCGCTGCCACCAGTAGTGCCATCCGGTATCAGGAAGCTTCTCTATTGCCTCCTTCAGCCTTTCCGACTTCTTGCCGTAATTGTAGTCCCTGTACTTGTAGATGCATTCCTTCGCCGTGATGCTGAATTCCTCGGCTTCCAGCAGCTTCTTCAGCACGTATATCGCCGAATGGTCCATCAGGCGGTTCATTCTCACTTTCAGCTTCCTGGAACCGTTCTTCCTGAAGTCCGCAAGCTGTTCGGCGTTCATGAACGCTGCCGCATGCCTGTCCTCGATACGTTCCTCGACGGCATCTATGTTCTCGACCTTCCCTTCAAGAGACGCCACCTTGATGCCACCAGGAATATCGCTGTTCCCGAGGCGCCACGCGAAGTCACAGGAAACATGGAATTGCCTCATTATCGACTCCGCGCCATACCGGTTGAACAGCCACCGCGCATAGGTTACAGTGTCCTTCGGGCCATAGAAGTCATCATCTTCACCAAAGAAACGGTCACGCACGAAATCGTACAGGACTTCCTTCCTCTTCTTTTTCTTCATGTTCTCCGGAAGATGGCCACCGTTCGCCACCATTTCGACAAGACGATCCAGTTTCCACCTGACACTCAGCCTGGACATCGACGCCTCGTGCCCGCGTACAGCATTGCCACATATGTAATCCGATTTCTCCGGGGACATGCCCCCATACAGACGCATCGCCTCTTCCTTGCCGACAGCCTCGACCACTTTCCAGTAAGTGCCAATGAGCTGCGGTTCGCCAAACCCCATATCCTTCACGGAATCGCCGATCCTGATCTTGTCCTTCGGACTCATTTCCAGTGTCTTCTCACTCGCCATATCAGCCTCCCTGTTCCCCGCGTTTCCATACATATCTATACTGTCCGCAGTCGTAGATGCGGAACAGGCCCCGTTCAAACGTGATCTCGTGTTCCGTCTTGCCCTCGTCACCCGGGCCCGCAATCTTGTGTCTCTGGAACTGCATGCGGTTACGGCGGATGTCACCGTCCACGATGTAGTAGCCCGGGGAACTCATGGCCTCCAAAGTGAAGCCCAGCTTCTCGTAGAACGCATGCCCCGTGCTCCACCGGGCGTCCGCGTAGGATGTAATCAGGTTGACGTCGGGTTGTGTCTTTACAAAATGACTGAACAGCTTACCGGCTGCACCGACCACACTCATGTCATTTCGGGTACAGAAACGGTGCATCTCGATACCATCACCGAATCGACTATTACCGAATGTCATAATGCTAACCAAGGCACCGTTCAGGTACAATCCAATGCGCCACGGGGAATCCACATTTCCCTGCAAATGATTATTCTTCAAAAATTCACGGGCCATATCGGCGGGTACATTGTCGATAGTGCATTTGCGGGCATATACGCGCTGCATCCCATATGCCTCGGACTTGTTAAGGATAGTAGCCAGACGAGATCTTACTATATTGTATGAATAAATCCATTCATCCGAGAACAAATGGATCAGATGGTAACCCATCTTCTCGGCAGTCAGCGTTTTGTTAAGATGATAATCGTTTGGACGGTGCTGTTCAGAATGCCAGAACAGCCCATCGTATTCCACGATCACCTTTTCCGACTCGACTACTATGTCGGCGCCGGATTGACCCAGGAAACCACGATCATAATGCGATACGGTCAGGCCAAGAGATTCAATGAACTTACTAACTTCCTGTTCTTCACATGAAGTCGGCATGGACTTGCAATAGCACGTGGCACATGGGGTAATGTCATGCCGCACCCTAAACTTGATATAGTTGCTGTTTTCCGCATGCTCGGTACCGCACTTTGAACATCTAAAGCGTATATCGTTCTTGTCATTCATGCCAATCATGATACAGCCATGTTTCAACAATTCGGCCGCATACAGTGCAATCGCATTTTTCTTGCCATATTCAGATGCACTGTGCCATGTGCCATATCGTTCAATCTGTGTGGCGCGGCTCTTGTCCTTGAACTCGTCGGTCTCCACGTAGAACTTGCCATCGTACTTGGCTTTGTGTTCGGTCTTCCACTTTTCCAGGAACTGCGGGTCGTGCATATTGTGGTCGTAGCCGTGCTTGACCATGTAGCCGTCACGGGCCGCCTTGTTGCCCTCGGCACCCGAGAAGAAGTTGGTACGTCCGAACTTCTCGGCCACGGTGGCCTCCACGCGTGCGGTCCCCTCCGTACTGTGGACATACGTAGTCGCGCCGTACCTGTCGAGACAGGTCTGCTTGGACTTCTCGACCACTTCCTTGGACTGCATCGCCCAACGGACGCCATGCTTGGCAAGATGGGTCTGCTGCGCCTTTTCCAGGGACTCCTTGGTACCACCGGCATTGGTGACACCGTACCGTTCCATGCAGGTGGCGACCGTCTTCGCCTTCTTCGCGGCCATCTTCTCCGGGTCGTTCTTCAAGAGGATGCTGCCGCACTTGTGAGAACAGGTCGGCTTATAACCGTCACCAAACGAACGGTACCTGGTAGGAGCGCCACACACCTTGCACACACCTTCACCGGGATCCTTGCAGTATTCGTCATAGTAATCGTGGGTATCCCGCTTATGGTTCAAGCTGATATGCAGGGACAGTGTGCGTACAGTATCGTATTCACCATGGCATATCGCGCACTCATATCTATTATTTGCATTCCTCCTCAGCATAGCTTACCTCATTTTTCTTTATTAATGTCAGGATTGGTCCATATGTATCTCAAGTTTCCACAGTCATATATACGGTATATTCCACGATTATACATGATTTCATGTTCACTCATCGATGCATCATATCCTTGCTCGACCAATATGTGCTTCTGGTATTGAATTCGGCTTACCCGTTTGTTGCTGACTATATATGAATAGCCCGGTTCGGTAGTCCCATCCAGAATGAATCCGGTCTTATCATAGAAAGCTTCCTTTCCAGACCAGCGACGGTCAGCATAGGTCACTATCTGATTTGGATTGTATTCTTCTATGAAGCGCTTAAGTAATCTACCGGCTCCGCCTCGGATGTTATATCCGCTCTTGCCACAATACCTGAGCATTTCCCATCCAGTTTTTTCATATCTGGCCATACAGAAAGTCATAATGGCATAAAGTACGCCGTCCTTATACAGTCCGTACCTGACCGCAGACGGCACGTCGCCCTGTACATGATTTACCTCAATAAACGCCTTTGCATCTTCATGCGATACTTTATCAACGGTACATTCACGGGCATTTATAGGTATACTACCAACCGACAACAGGTTACGAAGACGACTCTCGACAATCGGGCGTTTTTCTTCCCATTCGTCAGAGAATATATGCACAAGACGATATCCCATACGTTCGGCAATTTCGGTCTTTTTTAGGTGATACTCAGGGGGTACATACTTTTCCGAATGCCAAGTCAATCCATCAAACTCGATAATGATCTTTTTGGATTCGATTACTACGTCGGCACCGTACTGGTCAAGGAACCCGCGGTCATAATGTTGAGTCTCGAATCCCAATGATTCAATAAAGTCCCTAACCTCATTCTCCTCCCCTGACACAGGGGAACTCTTGGGACAGCATTTCGTACAAAAATCCAACCCATGCGCCTCTCTGACCTTTAGGAACAGATCCTGTTCGGTTGTCTCATGCCCACATTTCCTGCAACGGTATGTAATATGTTTCTTATCGATGAAATCGACCAGGTCGCATCCATGCTTGTCCAGATATTCGGCATAGGTTTTCTTTGCTTCCTCGGTACGGAGGCAAAACCGGTACGGAACACCGATCGATGCCATATTGGCGGCACGAAGCTTTGCCTGGAACTCAGGTAGAGCTATGTATGTATGAACACCATAACGCTTCATGTTGGTGTCATATATTTTCTTTACATGTTCTTCGGTCTGAGAATAATATTCCACTCCATACCGTTCCTTCATGGTATTCTTTCTGGTTTCCTTGGCGGCATCGATCTGGGCGCAATTATTGACTCCATATTCCCGTTGCATAGTATTGACATACTCGGCACACTTATGTGCATTACGTTCCGGGTCGGCGGCTATGTGTCTGGCCGCACATTTCTTGGAACAGAATTCCTTGTAGCCTTGCCCTATGGTACGGAATGACGTGGGTGCGCCACATTCAGCGCATTTGCCGTCACCCGGCTTGGCCAGGTACTGGTCATAATATTGTTGCGGCTTCAGGTCATGGGTTTTCCACAGGTGTGTACCCAAGGAACACGCCTTTTCGAACTCAACCGTCTTACCCATTTTTTCACATGCTAGACACTTCATAATTTAACCTCATTTCTTAATATAGCATTAATTTTATCGGTTGGCAACAAAAATTTGCATTTTTAGTATATTGGGTGAACATTTTCACGAAAAATGCGGGTCAACACAAGCAATATAAAAGAGGGGTGGCCGAAGCCATCCCTCTTCAAATTGGTCCCTGAATCCAAGACCGGTAATGATTACCAGTGCTTGTCTTCGAAGGTCATGCCACCCGGAGCGTTGTAGAGTTCGCTGGAGGTGTCATGGTAGGAGAGACCCGGTTCGAGGTTGTCACCGGTGAAGGAACCGTTGGATTCCCACGGGGCCTGGTTCAGATCGATACCAGTAATCACGTTGTTCACGTGCTTGAACTGGATGATACGATAGAACTGGCCGGCACCGAGGAGGTTAGCCACGATGGCATAACGGGACTTCACGATGAGACGCGGAGAACCGTCTTCTTGGCCGGCTGTCTTGGTGAAGATGTAGGGGATGTACGGCATGAAGATAATGCCCGATTCACCCTGGCGCGGACCCTTGAAGCCAACTAGGGCATAACTTGCATTAGCGTAGATGTCCTGGTAGAGCTTGATCTGACCGTTGAGGAGAGAACCAGCGTCAGCCACACCGCCAGCCGGCTGCATGGTGGCATCGGTGCCAAGGTAGCCGTTCGGGATGTAGATGCCGTTGTTCAGGGTAGCGATAGCGGCGCCGACGTCCGGGGAGACGATGGCGAAGTTACCGGAGCCCATACGGGTCGTAAGAGCGATCTTACGGGACACGGCGATGATGGTGTTCACGATGCCAGCTGCGATGGATTCGGCAGCCCAGCGACCCTTTGCAGGACCGGTTTCAGTGTTGGCGAGGTCAACAACGATGACCTTTTCACCACCGAGGCGTTCGTTCTGAGCGACCATGATCATGGCCATGAGGATTTCACGGTCGATGTTCTGCTGGATTTCGAACTGGAGGCCTTCGAGGAGCAGGGCTTCGACGTCCTGACCGTGGGCAGCAGCCATATCCTGCTGGAGTTCGAGGGTGTAGTGGCTCTTGATGGCGCGGGTACCGACGCGGATAGCACCGGAGATGACCTTGATGGAGGCCTTCTTGATGTTGTATGCGTACTGGCCGAGTTCGTCGTCACCGTCATTGGTGAGGCCGCCGAAGTTGTTGTAGAGCTGACCCGGGGCACCGAAGCCTTCCGGACCGTAAGCAGCGCCAGTGCGTTCCTGGGTGCCTTCGGCATAGTTGGAGAGCATTTCGCCTGCGCCCGTGCTGTACGGGTTGAAGGAGGTTCCGAAGCCGGTGTGGTCTGCGACGAGGTCGTAGCCGATTTCCTGCTTCTGGCCGTAACGGAATGCGGTGGACTTCAGCGGTTCGTTATCGTAGAGGTAACGGAGGGCGAAGTAGATGCCTTGCGGAGTAGTCGTCGGAATGACGGCAACCGTTTGCATAGCAAGCAGTTCCGGGAACTGACGGCGGATGAGCGGGAGGGCATACTGTTGATACTGGGCAACATCGGCAGTGATGTTGGCGGATTCGAACTTGGCACCACGGTTGACCAAGTTCTGGTTTTCGAGAAGCACTGCGATGGCAGAGGCTTCGCCACGGTTGCGGAGCGGACGACCCAAGTTGGATTCGAGCACGGCCTTCCACTTACGTGTATTGGACTTATTCTGGATAACCTGCATAGTTATTACCTTTTGTTTATTGTTCAATAGTTCCGCCCGGATACGTACCGAGCGATTTCTGACGTATTGTTTAGAGTTTTCAATTCTTTACAATAAAAAACGTGAAAAAATGTGCACTGAACTTAAAAATGGTTGACATTTTTGATTCGATTTGCTATATTTCAAATGAAAGGATAAGTTATTCGGTTCTTGGCGGTCCCGAATAACCGCAGAAAATTTGAATGTCCCGTGGATGCTGACCGCCAATTTTAAGTGTCCACGGGACATTTCATATTTGGGGCAATATGACAATTGATTACTTGACGACATGCGGCATATGCAATCGACCGTTTTCCACGTACACCGGCCTTTCCCATCATCTTGGACAGGAACACAAGGGAATTACCAGAAAAGAGTACTATGACAGGTTTCTGAAGAAGCCTGGTGAAGGAATATGTGCCAGATGCGGTAAACCCACAAAATTCAGTGATAGGCTGAATCGAGGTTACTATGCCCACTGCTCCCAGAAATGCACCGCAACCGCATGGAGTTCACCAAGAAGCGCCTGGTCGAGGCCGGTTTCGATCCGAACATGTCCGAACACGAGATCATGCTGTCCCGGAAGATCTACCGCATCTACGACTGTGGCAACTGGCGCTACGTGTGGCACCGGCCACAAATCCTATAGCCATTTGGCCTATGCCACAATATGCGCAAATGCAAGCAAGGAATCCCGGAAAGTCACCGGGATTCCTTTAAATTCGGCTACATGAGTCCGCCCAAGCCGCCTGCTTCACCACCGCCATCGCCTGTGTCACCGCCGGAACCACCGGAACCGGTTTCGCCATATAGATCGTCATTCTTTTCATCCTTGAGCCAGGTACGGATCTGGTTGTATTCCTCGTCATTGATGCGAAGGCCCTTCATGAGGGCGAACTTCCTCGGGAGCATGCCGACCGGGTTTTCTTTGGAACGGCAGTGCTTTGCCATGAGGTCGAACGTGGCGAGCCTGGTGTTCCATATTTCGCTTTCGATGAAGTTTTGGAAACCGTTGGACCTCTTGAACCTGACGGAGAAGTTGACTTCGCTCTTGATTGAATCGTCGACATTGCGCATGGTGTTGAGTACCATGACAAAGAGTCGCACCATGATTGCTTCGAGCGGTGTCTGGTAACGCTGTACGAGTGCGGCGAACGACACTTCGGACTGTGTGACCTCGCCAATCTTTCCCTGTGAATAGTTTTGGCTGTCATTCGCGAGGGCGGTGATTCTGCCTGGCGGAACCATCAGGGAGTTGACCAGGTTGCGCTTGAAGAACTTCAAGTCATCGATGTTCTGCAGGTTCTGACCGCCCTGCATGCGCTCAATGGAGGAGCCGGTACGTCCCTGGGAAAGGCTTACGATATAGTGTTCGGTGAGGCCGATCGCCTTGCCGAAATTGGTCACCTCGCCCGTTTGGGAATTGTAATCCAGTTTGCGGGAGAACACCTTGGCCTGGTCCTTCATGTACTTTTCGGCCTTGTCCTTCGGCATGTTACCGGTGTCGACCTTCATGACCAGCTTTTCCTGGCCCCAGAGGATACGGTACATCACGACGGAGTCTTCGATGGTATTCAGCTGGTTATACGGCTTCATTGCCGGTTCCAGGATGGAACGCGGGTCGTTGATGCCGCCCGGGCCGGTCATGTCAAGGGAAGCATAGAGGATCTGGTTCGGGGAGAAGTCCTTGTAGTTCTTTCCGCCGGTGCGCATGTTCATCGGGCCGGAGAGCATCTGGCGATAACCGATGATGAGGTCATCGTGGTAGACGACGATCATGTTTTCCTCGCGGAGCATCTTGACACCGAGAATCTGGCTCTTGTTCTCATCGAACTCGATTTCGAAGAAGATACGTCCATGTACGCAGAGGTAGCGCATGTAGTTCCACCCGTTGGTTCGGAAATTGAGGAGTTCGCGGAGTACCTTGCGGCGGAAGGTCGTGTGGAGGATGTCCCGAGTGGCATCACCAATATTGGCATCAGGGTCGATCTCGAGTGAACAGGACTCGCCCATGTCGTCCTTGTATGCGGCCTCGTTGCATATCTGTATGATGGACTCGTTCACCTCGGAACGTCCGGCGACAGTCTCGTACTTCAACGAACGCTCGACGTTCTTTCGCCAGTACAGGTCACATTCCTTCTGTGCAATCGCGTCATGGACCTTGTCCGGGTCCAGCGGCTCGGTTGATATTCCGAGCATCGGGGTATAGGTGCTGTACCCGTCCGGGGTGGCCCCGTTCGGGAACAGCATGTCGTTCATGCCCTGTGCGATGGAGTTTCTTGATGCGTCGACCTTTCGCTCGGTGTCGATGCGGTTGAAAATCCGGTCAAAGTACACGCCCTTCGGGTTTCCCATGCCATAGTTCCTCTCATAGTTGAGGAGTCTGGAAGCAAGGGTTTCCGGTGTCCTGTTTTTCTTGAAAAGCATATGTCTACCTTCCGTAAATTATGACCGTACCACCATAAGTAGCCGCAAAGTTGGCACGTCGCACGGTATTGAAATAGTCCTTCAGTTCACTGTCACAGATGTTGCGGACGAGCATTCGCTTGCCGGTCGTCACGCACTCGACGACATAGGAGAAGTCACCGAAGCCAACTTCGAAGAGAGGCAGTCCGTTGTACATCCTACGCATTGGCGACAGTCCTCCATTGTTCCATCTGGTTGTATTCGCCGAAATTGCGGGGTTTCAGCATATCGCCGGATACAATCTTCTTCGCGGCACGCACCAGCAACACATAGCCATCGTTGTTCAGTCCGCGACCGTCAGTAATCTTTGCGTTCCTCGCGTAATCCATGAATTCCGCCTGGGAACCGAGGGAACGTATGCCGAACGTGGATTCAACTGACGGGAGTACCTCGTTGTCAATCTCCGATTCATTCGGGAACCGGCCAAACCTGGCAGCGAACAGGAGGAAGTTCGCCACGGAGAGCGCAAACGAAATACGATCGGCCATCGACAAGTCACTGGTATCGTTGGCTTCGCCTGCCTGTCCGCGCAATTCAGGGGGGATGTATGCGGCCTCTTCAATGACGGCAAGTACGGGGCGGAACCGGGAGAGATATGTCTTGGTGTCCACTTTGCCGCTCATCAGCGCATAGGGATCAATGTCAGCATACGGCTTGCCGATGCCGTTCACTCGGTCGCCAAGGATTGTCTTCAAGTCGAATACGAGACGGTCAAGTCGAGTGTAGGACCAGTCGTCCGGACCCTTCAGTTCGTTTCCCAGCTCGTCGACATGGCCGGTATGGTAGGCATCGCTGTCCGTGACGGGCATCGAAAGCCGTTTCACCAGGTATCCGTAGGCGATGTCGTCAAATTCTTTCTTTTTCTTCTTATACAGGTTTGCCATACATTATCCTATGCATTCTCGTCTTCCGACCGGCTATCGACATAGTCCTTTACGAACACTGCATCCAGTGACGCCTTGACCGTCAGGTTGTCGTTTAGCACCCTGATTGCCACGTCGTCGGGTGAAGGCGCCAGTATACTGGGATCCTCGGTGGCCATGGGGATTACAGGATCAGAGAGTGTCGGGTTTACCTCGATATGGAGAGCCGGCTCGCCGGTCTTTGCCGGCGGGTCCCCCCATCCGTCAGGCAATATGAAGTTCTGTATCAGGTTACGGCGCTTTGCGTCCCTGCACACGGCGACCGCCATGTCGCATACCGACCTTCCGTACCTGGAAAGGTGCCTGGCACTGATATCGACAGCCTGGTACATTGTCTGGTCACCGCAGTGGTTGGATACCTTTCCGCCTTCGGCCAGTACCTTGTTTGCCTCGGTCACCATCAGCGCCTTTACCTTCGGCAGGTCCTCGTCGCTTACCTTCAGTCCGTTGTCATATTTGAGCCTGGGCGTATATGCCTGCGTTCCGCCATGTGATGCGGCGTAGTCGATGTATACCTTGTTTACCCTGATCCCACCCGACGCATACGAGATGCGCTTGCCGTTGTGCCAGTTGTTCCCCATCGCATTGCACTGGCTCTCGGGATCACGGAAGATGGATGAAACTTCAATCGTGTCTACGCCTATCTGCGCACCTATCCACTGTAGGACCTGCTTGGTACGTTCCTGTAGGATTGTGCCGTCCGGATCGATGTTCTTGTTCTGCATCCGTATCTTGACGTTAGCTCCGGCGCCATAGTTTCCCGACTTGTTCGGGAATACGAACACGGTAGAATTCATCAGGTCAATGAATCCACGCCCGGCAAGCGCGTCAGCCTTGAGGTCGCGATGTATGGACACCGGCGCCTCGCCGTATTTCACTTGCGGCAACCCGCAGTAATTGTATATCAGGTTGGCTTCGTCTATCCTGCGTTTTCGCAAGTCGATATCGAGTTCGGACGAACCGTTCGTCAACCGCACCAGGATGTCGGCAATGAAGGAAAAGTGCAGCCTGGCCAGGGCGGGGTCCTTCGGCACCCCGCCCTCATACCGGACGGCCTTCCCGTACTCGACCACCTCGCTCACCTCCTTCGAGCCGGCCTCCTTGATGGCCTTGAGCTTTTGTCCCGGGATCCCGACGATGCATACCGGGTTCTCCCGCCCGAGCAGGTATGCCATCCCGATGTTCAGGCAGTAGCTGATCATGGCGGCCGGGCTGTTGATGGTCGCATCGAGCGCAAGCCCGTTTGTCCTCAGGAAGCTGCATATTGCCGTCTTGACGGGTTCCGGAGCCGAATTATGGGAGAGAATTCCCCAGTGAAGGTATGCCCAGTTGTTCTTGTTGCATATCGCTTCCCACATGACAAGGTTGATATACCTGAAGTATGATGCCCTGGACTGCTCATCCGTAAGGGAAAAACTCCGTTCATCGTCACTCAGCTCGTCCACGCTGCCCTTATCCATCGCCCCCTTGATTGTCTCGAACTGCTCTTCACTCAGCCCACCCTCCATGTCGCCTACCGGATTGCCATGTTCGTCTACCGTAGGCACGGCGAATATTGCCTTCAACACGAGGATGCGAGCCTTACCGCCTATGTTTAATGGTATGCCCGGGCCTACCATCAACCCGTCGTCGCCATCATAGAACCCGGGTTCCTTGACCGGCTCGTGCTCATACAGGAACGGCCAGTTTGGCTGAGTGAAACCGGGCTTGTAATAATTGGCGATGGAAATCGGGAGACCATTGAGACCGATGGATATCGGTGGCAAGATGTCCGGATCGAACTTGTTGCCCTGCATGGCGGCAGCGATGGCGGAAGACAGGGACTGCCTTGCCGATTCGCTTGCCCCGGCAGTAAGCCCCCCAAGGGCGCTTCCTATGGCATCCATTTCTCCGGCGGTCTGTGCACCTCTCTGGTCGAGCTTGTTTACTATATCTTCCAATACGGTAGTCATTACACCGTATTCGTCATTTGACAGGAAGTCCACGAACATGTCGGCAATCGCACTGCACAGTGCGCTCATTCGGTGTTGATTCGCCTCGGGGACACCGGCCTTCTGCCAGTCGGTAAGGCCATTGTTCGGATCTGCAATGTCATAGAACCGATATGACTTGATAATGTCATAGAAGGCACCGTCCGATCCCCTTGTCCTCGATGCGGCCTTCTTGATTGATTCCTTAAGTCTTCCGGTAAAATGTCCCATGTTCTATAGTTTATCAGGTTCATTCCAAAAACTATCTTCTTATGGCAAAACGAAAGGACACCGTGTCTTCCACGGTGTCCTTTCCATCAGGATGGAGTAACCTGGTTATTTTGCCGCGGCAAGTCTTGCCTTTGTGTCGGCAATGATTGATTCCAGCTTTGCATCAAGGCCGGAATGCTTGGGCACGGGAGCGACCTTCGGTTCCTTCACCGATTCCATGACCGGTTCGGACACCACGCTGGATTTACCGGCATGGAACTTGGAAACGATGGATTCGAGTTTGGCGTCGAGTTCCTTGGAAGCGGCTTTCTTGGCCTTGGTGGCCTTGAGGTCGCTGACAATGGATTCGAGCTTGGCGTCGAGTTCCTTGGTGGCCTTGAAGTCACTGACAATGGATTCGAGCTTGGCGTCGAGTTCCTTGGAGCCGGACGCGTTTTCACATACGGACACAAGCCTGTTGCCAAGTTCGTCAATCTTTTCACCCATCGTGGATTCGACCACGGCCTTACGTTCTTCAGATTCCTTGCGGGCCTTATAGTCGGCAATGATGCTTTCGCACAGGGCGCGTTTTTCGGCAATTGCACGCTTCTGCTGATACGATTCGACAACCGCACGCACTCGGTCGCGGGCAACCTTTTCGATATAGTTGGCCTTGATGGATTCTAGTTTCGCATCGACTGCTTCATCGAGAGGCACGTCATTCGGAATGCTATCCATGTCGGCTTCAGCTGCAGGTTCGGTGCCGCATTCAGTAACAGGTTCAGCTGCAGGTTCGGTGCCGCATTCAGTAACAGGTTCAGCTGCCGGTTCGGTGCCACATTCGGTAACTGGTTCACCTGCCGGTTCAGCGCCGCATTCGGTAACCGGTTCGGCGGGAGCTTCGACCGATTCAGTTTCGGCGGGCTTGTCGTCTTCCTTGCCTTCATCCTTGGATTCCGTTTCACCATCATCGGTACCGTCGTCCAGGGATTCGTCACTCATGCCATCAAGGGCACTGAACAGGTCATCCTCGTGGGAACCATCATCTTCGCCTTCCTTGGCAGGAGATTCAGTTCCGCCTTCATCGCCTTCATCGCCGAAATCAAGTTCGCCGATATTGTCGGTACTGTCGCCTTCCGTAGAGGATCCTTCATCTTCGGGGATATCCAGCTTGAAATCATCATCACTACTTTCAGGGCCGACCTCGGTACCCGGTTCAGGCACGTCAAGGTTGAATTCGTCCCCAGCGGCAGCATCAGCTGGCGGAACATCAAGACCCGGCACATCTTCCGTATTGGTATCAAGAGCCGGGGCCTCAGTAGGTTCTGCAATGCCACCTGGAGCAACCGGGGGCAATCCATCAGGACCGAGACCGGATTCCGGTGCACCGTTGGAGACAGGGCCTTCACCACCGCCGGTAAGGTCGGTAGCGACACCGTTAGGCTGTGCTTCGGAAGTATTCTGGGTCGCAAGACGGGCATCCGCGCCGGATGTCAACTGGTCAATGAATGACACCAGGTCCTGTGAGATGTGGTTTTCACCCTTGATCTTCACTGCAAACGGAACGAGATCTTCTTCAGAAAGGGTATCGCGCCCATCTGCCTGAAGCTGTTTGGCGAGTTCGTCAACAACGAACGCCTTGGTTTCGTTATCCATGTCCGTCTGTCCAACCTGCGGGAACGCAGGCATTCCATCCGGATTATCGTTCACCTTCACATCCAGGATGTTGTCCGGCGTATATTCCAGTGGGTCATCGGTAACTTCGTCGCCCTGATTGAGGCCAAGACCACCAATGGCTTCACAAACGGCCCTTGCATCTTCGATGCAGAAGAGATCCGCGACTGCTTGCTTGTTCATTTCTTGTGACATATTGTTCTTGTTCCTTTTAATCAGCCATTGGGGCTGTTTTGCAAAAAGTTTATAACGATTGTAAATTTTTTAAACCTCGTCGTACTCGATCTTTATGCCGGGGATGCAGCTTCCCGGGTCGGTATCGCCGTCCACCTCGACCTGCATGTATACATAGTCAGTTTCACCCGCCATCAGCGGATTGTAGATACCTCCACCCACCCGGCACATGTTGTAGCTTCCGCACATGGAAAGCGAATGGTTGTAGACCACGTTACCTAGGCCGGGATGATGTACGCACTGGTATGCATTTATGCGGTTCCCCGATTTCAACACCAATTCCGGGTTGACGAATATTTCTTCCATGTCGGTATGGCCATGGAGTACTACGACACCAGCTGATATGACATCGTCTGGAAAGTTGGCCATGTTGGCGAACATGTTCCCTATGAACCTGAGCGGGAATTTTTGTCCAGATCGATTAAAGAAATGATATGTCTTATGAATGTCGAATATCAATTGCGGACGTTCGATTCCATTCATGAAGTATGCCGGACACCCGTTGACTCCTTCGCTTACCACGACATCATAGTATTCTACCGGCTTGGATTTTCCATATTCGGGCAAATCCTCTTCCTTTACGGTAGCGTCACTCAAGGTATATTCCCGCTTGAACCACCGGTTCGGCACATACGCGGTCTCGACCAGG